TTAGCTTTTGGTTTATGAACTGTAAGTTCATCTTCTGGTTTATCTGGAGTTTCAGGATCTCCATCCTCATTGAGTGAGGCTTTTACTTTTAACACACTATCACCCGAAGGTTTGTGTGTATGGTCAATGACTGCAGGATCAAACACTCTAACTTCGCCAAATTTGGCGTCGTTATAAGCTTTGCGCTCATCCAAAATACAGATGAGTCCTGAAAAATCGACATTCTTGGATATTACGTGGTGTTCAAGATCACCATTAATGAAGTAGTCCACCTCAAACCTGTAATTCTCATTGAGAGTTTTCAGATTTAATTGGACAGTGCCATCTTCACTAGATTCAAAGGATTTATTATTTTGAGTAATCTTCACAGCGATAAATCTACGATGCAAAGCATTTGGTTCTTCAATTGCAACTTTCAGAGGAAGTTTCTGATTTGTAGTTGCAATTACTATTTCTGAACGGAAATAAGTTGAACCTTTTTCTTCAAGTCCTGGCATAACCAACTGCCAAGATTTGGTATTTATAGCATCTATTATTTCAAGTGCTTGCAAAATCCGGTCATTAGGATCTTTTGACTGTAGGAACTCGTCATAAAGCATGACCCACTGATTGTGATAGCCTGAATAAAAATCATCGTTTGAATTTCTGGAATATAGGTCGTTTCCAGTAAATTTCTCATTTCTGTAGCGCAGAGAGAGATATTCATAAAGAAGTGTAGAAAAATAGGTTTTTCCTTTTCCGCTTTCTCCATGAAACAAAATGCCAAGAGGTTCTTTTCTTGGCTGTGAGTTTTCAGACTGATTTATTATATGCTGACATTGTTGGAACTGAACTCTCCAATCTCGCATCTGCCGTGAAACAGAAGCTAAAAAGTCTATCGAAGCTGTATCATTTGGTTTCAATGTAGCTGCATTCTTAATAATCTTTTTATAATTCTCCACAAACACTTTAGCTGTATGAACGTTGGCAAAATCTGCTGTACTACAAGTGGACATTAAGGTAACTAACTCTTTATGACTAGAATGAAGCTCCTTACGGGACAGTCCTTGGGTGGTATACGGTTCACCCCAGAACTCCTCATAAATAAGGTCTACTCCTTGTTTAATTAAACTAACTGCTGACTTAATAAACTCTACTAAATTTTTGGTTGCTAGTACCATGCCGTTTAAAGCACCCAATACTACAGAAAAATCCTTTACACCTTTCCAAGCAGCCAACGAGGCCGCAATAAATTCGGTGTGAATTTCTCCTCCTTGTGCGCGAGGAACTGACGTACTCTGGAAACCAGTTACAAACTGAAAAAAGGCATGAGTGTGACACTGCCACACTGTATCTACTAACAACAAAAGAATAATCGATCCTGCGATAACGGCTCCAACAATAAGTTGGTCTGAATAGGTCATCCACAGTTGCAATAATTCTCTATACTTTTCCAGTATGAAATTCTTGATCGAATCCCATGCTGAAACTACATTGTCTACTACATTAGCTTGAATAGCTTTACTAACACTACTAACTACTCCGGACATTATGGAATCAAAGAATCCTTGTGCC